CCTGATAAAATTCCTAATCTGTTTTTATAAAAAGTTAAATTCTGTATTTTTTTACCCACAAAAGAAGGGTCAGTATTAGTATCTGTTGCATCTCCACAATTTCTATCTGTCCAATCTAATTTTTGAAATGTAAATGTACCATCATTATTATTTATCAATGCGTGAGGCATTGTAGTATCTGTCAAACCTAAACTTGTAGCAGGAGCTAGTGTTTCATTCCATACACCTGTTCCTTCAAATTTTACATAGTAATCAGAAAGAGTATCTCCTTCATCACCTGTAATTTTAACAATCGTTCCTACTTTTCCATAGTAAGGTAATTTTGTAAAATCTTGTACTTTATCTCTAACAGCATACATCGCTGTATCACCTGAACCATCACCAGTTGTTACAGTATAACCTGCATTTCCATCAGTAGGTTTGCCATAAAGAACTGAATTATGTTGTTCAAAAGTAAATTCCGCAGTGATTGGAGCATAATTATTCAATCCTTGTGTAGTAGATACACTTGCACCTGTTGCTTTATTAATTGTTTTAAATCCTATTCCATTAGCACTAGCATTATAATGTGCACTTGCAGTGCCTAATAAAAGTATATCTATTATTTTAGATGTATCTCTATATTTACTATCTGTCTCAGCATCGTGTCCTGTAGGTACTTGAAATATTACTTCATATCCTTCAGCAAATCCTGCTGTAACAATATCAGGGTGATTAACCCCAACTTTATATTCTCTACCATAATTTGTTGCTTTACAGTAAACGTGAAATTCCTCTATTTTTGCCGCAGATGTTGTACTATCAGCAGTGGGAGTAATAGACTTATTAACAACAAAGGTGTAATCAGCAATATTAACCATACGAAAATCAGCTTTAGGATTAGTAGTATTAAGATATGTGTTTCCATCAGGATAACTGACAGTTTTTTCATTACCCGCCAAATCGTAGACTTTAACTCCATTGTCATAGAACGCACAAATGTAACGATTTGATTCATCTCTTTGAATATTCCATATTTTAGTTGTATTAGGAAAGACATTAGTTGCATCTAATGTAGCGACATATTCTAAAGGTGGTCTCTTTGATAATCCATCTACAATATTATTTTGGAAATTAACTTGGTCTTGACCTTGATTAATTCCTCTTTGAGATGGAGTTTGTTGAGACATACCATTTAGAAAATTAGGTATAGATTGTGAAACAACGCCGCCCATTAATAAGTCCTTCTAGTCCTATTTATTATTGAAAAAGTATTAGTATCTCCTTCTAAAATATTTGCATCAGCACTTCTGCTATCCGCTTGTCTAAAAGAAGCTAATGCTTCTTGTTCATCATTTCCTGCCAATTCAGCTAAGCCTTTATCTCCAATATATCTTGAAGCAAAACGTCTCGCTGATTTAGCGGCTATGTATTGCCTTGCGTATTCAGGGAGTTGTTCAAATTGTTGGACTAAGACTAAGTCCACTGTAGGTAGGGTTGTGCCTGTGCCAAATACATCTGTATGATTATCCATATCGTATAAATAACCATTACGAATGACCAAGTTTTTATCTCGGTATTGTGCAGATGCGTCTGCTTGAACACAGTTAGATGGTAGAGGTACTTTATTATCAGTATCTCTTGTTAATGTATAAGCATAATGAGTGTTGAAATTCCACCCCATAGACTGAATTGACATAGATGTTTCATCTAAAATATTTTTAGCGACAGATACATCGGTAGTTACTGTGCCTGTAATTGCGTTTACAGGAGCTTCTCCAATAACTGAAAGCATCTGATTAACTGTTTGTAATTCAGTAGTAGGTGTAATTTGTGTTGCCATTGTCTATACTATTATTGCTATTATTAAGATTACTCCAAAAACAAGAACAATTTTTTTGTGTTCAGTCCAAAAGTGTTTTGTTTCAAGAGCTATTGCGTTTATTTTATCTAGCATATTATTTATTATATCCTTTGTTAATTATAAGTAGAAAAGGGGGATTGCTCCCCCTAATCTATTGTGGTGTAATAAAGAAACTATTACGCTTCTTTAATTCCTACAGCCGCTTCAGGTCTAAGAGTTCCGTGACCCATAGCATATTTAGCGACCATTAATGTACCTTGTCTTCTGATGTCATAATCTGACTCAACAGCCAAGTCCATAAGTTTAACAGTACCAACTGCTGAAGGGTGTGAAACAAGAGCTACGAATGTTCTTAAATCCACAGCTTGAGGTGTTGAACCACCTGCTGTAGCTGAACCTGCGTCTACTCCTGAAGTTACATTTGATTCAACAAAATGAGGAACTGGAATTAAATCAATTCCTGCTACTCTTGCAACTCTGCCTTCTGCGATTGAACCTTTACCACTGAAATCAGCATTGATAACGTTTGTAGCGTTTGCTAATTTGTAGTATTCTTCAAGTCTCATAAAGCATTTTCTGCCTTCACTTGGAACATAATTTCCGTCTAACTGTTTAGCCGCAGAAAAGATAGCACCTATCATCGCCGTAGCGGCAGTTGCATCTGTTGCTGAAGCTATGTTAGCGTCAAATATGTTACTTGTAGTATCTCCACCTGTTACGTTAGGTGTAGTTCCTATTGCACATTGACCAATAGTTTGTAAAACGTGCTTATCTTTAACAAAAGCTAAAGCTCTGCCAATTTCGGCTGAGTATGCACTTCTTACGTCCCAATGGTTTTTTGCTTCTTCAATATTTGATAAAAATACTGAAGATGTTAAAAGGTCATTAATTGTAATAACCTTTTCGTTGTGGTTAGCAGTTGAGCCTAAAATTTCTGCTCCTGCCGTATGATATGCCGCATCAATTCTGCCCATTACTGGGAAGGTTGCTGACTTACCACTAGAGATAGAACGAACCATCTCTGCTCCGCCTGTTTTTGAAGCTCTGTCAAAAGAAGTAAGAACTTCTCCCGCAAAAACTTTTAGAAACAATGCGTCTTCTGTACCTGTTGAGTTTACCTGAGGTATACTCGCTGGTGTTGCCGCCGCCATAATAATCTCCTTTGATTTATGGTTAGTTAATAAAAGCCTTGTATTTTCAGCTTCTTATACTAAATTGTCTTCCCGCAGGAAGGTCAAGTTAATCTACTTATTTACTTGGCAGTTGCCACCTATAAAGGTTGCACAACTATTTTTTATTTTTCTTCTCAGCTTCTTGAGCCTTATCAAGAAGTTCATTTATATTCTTTAACGCTAAAGTAGATACAGTTAATTTATCATATCTATTTTTAATTGTGTCAAGAATATTATCGTGGTCAGGAATACCTACTGGATTTTTTAAGTAAGTATCAACAACCGAAGTATGTTCAGCAATCTCTGCTTCATACTTTTTCTTTAAAGCGTATAAAAACATACGTCTCCTTTCTAATTAAGAAATGTTTAAACGTCCACTTGTGTCATAATTACTCATACCTGATACATTATTTATTGATGCTATCTTTTTAGTATTAGTAGAAGCAACGCTTTCTGTATCATTAACTACAGCTCTCTTACTTTTCTTTTTAGTAGCTTTTTTAGCGGGTTGAGTAATTGATTGACTAGGTGAACTTATACACATTATCTTTTTTTCTTCTTTTTCTTTTTCTTATCTTTTTTCTTTTTTTTCTTTTTTGCCATTGTATTATCCTCTATTAGAGTTTACTGTTAGCTAGTTTATTTTTTACTTCAGCTTGATAAGCAGGGTCTTTAGCATATCTAGGGTCGGACATCGCTTGTGTCACTTGAGCCCAAGATGCAAAACCTTGTTCACCACTAGGAGATGCTTTACCTTCAACTAATTGAGGTTCACTTCCTGTTGATTGTGCATATCTTGCTTTAAGTCCTACTACTGCTAATTTCACAGCTTCTAAATCTTTACTGTTCACCGCAGTATTGTAAGCCTGTTTTTCAGTTTCAGTTAAATTTTGTCCAGCCCATTCAGACATACTATCATATGCCTCTGTGCCACCAACTAAGTTTTTAACTGTTGCTGATTGTTGGTCAGCTATTGCTTGTTGTCCTGCAATAAATCTGTCCACATATTCTTTTGGAATCCCTGCTTTTTCTAATGATTTATAAGAACCATCAGCAAGTTTACCATCTTTAGCAAACTCTTCAGAGAGTGTTTCCATATTTAAACCTGCACTATCTACAGCCTTTGTAGCTATATCTAAATCAGATTTAGGTTGTTCTGCTTTTACTTCTTCTTTTACTTCAGTCTTTGAAACTGGGTCTACTGATTGTTCAGTAGGTTGAGATTGCTCACCAAGTTTTTTCTCTAACTCTGAATACGATTTGACTAATTCATCAACTGAGTTGAATTTTTCAGGCAAACCTTCAGGTTTACTTTGTGTAGGCTTCGTCTCTTCCACTGTTTTATCCGTAGTAGTTTCGGGACTTGTTATTTCCACTTTATCTACCATAAATTTTTTCTCCTATTTATTACGTTATTGCTTTACTTATATTACCCGCAACAGGAGCAACTGCTTTCTCAGCCATTTGCATCATCTGCTGTTGTTGTTGTTGCTGTTGCATAGCTTCTTGTTCAGCCGCTAATTCTTCCTCACTCTTAATTAAACCTTCCATCTCTATACCTAAACTGGTAGCGATACGTTTAATTAAATCCGAAGAATTTAATGATTGAACTACTTGTGGATTAACCTGAGCTAGATTAACTATCTCACCCACAAATTCTCTTAATTTTTGTAAATCATTTCCTCTACCTAATGCTTCAATACCTGTAATAATTGTAGGTGTAACTGAATCTTTAGGTAATGGTGGAATTTCTTTTGCTTCTTGCATACGTTTCATTAGTATTTTAACTAATGGTAATTGAAACTCTTGTGATAATAATGAATATACTCCACCCATAGCTGTTTCTAATTGTTCAGCCATATATCTAATTTCTTGAGCTGTTACTCTTTCAGCATCTCTTTGTATTGCAGTATGTAATAAGAAAGCATAAGACATACGCTCTTCTAATTTAGCAATACTTCTTTCAACTACTTGTAAATCATATTGTTTTTGTGCCTGTAATACAGAGACATCATCTTCAGAACCAGTAATAATATCACCATTTCTAGTAAGAGCTAAATCTCTTTTCTTTGTTACAGAATTAGGTTTAACCATAAATACTATTTTAGAAGAAGCCGCCGCACTTTCAACAAGTGCTCTTGATAATCCTTCTAATGATTTTAAATCTCCTAAAAATTCTTCAACATATCCTCTACCATAATCTTCACCATCAACTCTAACCATTCTTAAAGCGGCGTAAGGCATTTGGTCTTTAGTAAAATTTCCTACTGATTCAGGAATTTTCATTCCATTTACTTCTTGACAAATATAAAATTTATTATTTTCTAATCTGTAAATATGTGTATATAATTCTATGTCTTCATCTTTTTTATACTCAGGGTCTCTTACTACTTTCTCCATCACTTCAAGAGGAAGACTTAATGGACTAATACTTTCTTTAATAACTATTTCTAATACATTTCCTGAAGCATCTCTATTACATACATAATGAGTGATAGGAAATACTCTCATAGTTCCAGCTTTAGGAAGATAAGTTAATACATTTCCTGATACTATTAAGTGTTTAAGAGCTTCAAATACACTAACTCTTAAAGCTAATTGTTCAATCTTTTTAGAAACTTCTCTTTCAATATTTGCTAGAGATTTTTCTATTTCAGTTTTTAATTCTTTATTTTGTTCAAGTTCTTCTTTTGTTTTGCCACTGACTGCTAGTCTAAAAAAGGGGGAATTGGGTGGTAGTAATAAAAGAAGTAGCTTGGACGCTAAATTGTTTACGCCTCTCGCTCCTACCGATTGGAAGGGGTTGTATAATTTTGTAGAAGAATTGAAACCATCTGTGGGTATTAAAGAAGAGATTGTTAATTCGCTACATTCTTGAGCTCTGTCTACAAATTTTTCTCTCTTATCTTTTAGTTTTAAATATCGTTCTTTTGCTGTAGGATTAACCTGTAGCATTGTTTCGTTGCTCTTTTTAATAGCCATTTATATCCTTATTAACCTGTTTAATTAACGCTTGTGGATTCTGAACCTGTTGCAGTGTTCATTCCAGTTTGTAAAGCTGATGTACCTGATTTAGAAGCTAATTTCTTTTTCTTCTTAACATCTTTATCGGCTGTTATCAACTCTATGGGTTTTTCCTGCACATCGTCCATTCTT